GCCGTGCGAGCTGGCCGTCGAGTTCGGGGTTCGGGGCTCCGTCTCGGATGCTGTACTGCTTGTAAGCGTACAGGGCGATCAGGTCGTGGAAGGCGTCGAAGTCGTCGACGAACTCGTTGTCGCCCGCCGTCAGCCTCGTCCAGTTGACCGCCGAGACGGGGACGTACTCGATCCGAACCGTCGCGCCCGACTGCGACTCCGAGAAGCGCAGGACGGTCCCGCCGAGGATGTACCGCTGCGACAGGCGATCCATTTCCTCGAAGCTGCCGGCCCCGCGGTAGTACCAGTTCACCGCGCCCGCCGTGTCGACGTTGACGACTTTCAGGAGCTGATACAGGCGACTGGTCCCGCCCGGCGCAAGCGACTCCCCGAGAATCCGGGTCGGGTTCGCTGCGTCGGCGAGGTCGTAGAAGTCCGAGGTCGGGCTGATCGACACTCGAGCCGCATACGAATAGGGATCGGTCTGGACGATCTGCCGGCGGAACTGGTCGTACCCGACCGTCAGCGCGCTAGTGACCTGGGCGGCGGCCAAGAAGGTCTCGTCGTCCTCGTCGCAGTACAGGCGAAACAGGTCCCCGATCCCGTCGACAAACATCAGGCGACCTCCGCGCTACCGAAGCGGGCGTCGGCGGGCTGGCCCCCGGGCTCTTCGGCGATGGGCAATCCTGGGACCTGCGGCATGCCGGGGCCCGACGGCTGGCCTGGCTGCGGCATTTCGACCTTCCCTCCCGGCGCCTGGGCGCCAGCCGCTAGACCCGCCATCGCCATCAGAAGCCCGGCGATGTGCTGCTGAACCTCGAGGTCGAGACCATAGAAGTCCGCCGTCCGCATGAAGTCCTCGAAGACCCGGCGAATGACGTCGACGTCGTCGGTCGGGAACAGTTGAATATCGAAGCCCGCCTTCGCCGCATTGAGCAGCTCGCCGGCGTGCGACATCGATGCGATCTTATCGAGGACGAAGCGGGACGATGTGCCGAACGCCATTTCTTGCATGGCCTCGTCGGGCTGCATCAGCCCTGCCGCGTGCAGTTCGAGGACCCGCTGACGCTTGTCGGCGGTCTCGTTGCGGAACAGAGACCCGGCCTCGATGATGACCTCGGGAACCTCGACGAGATCCGTCGCCGCCAGTTCTCGGTTGATCAGCGCCCCCGTCGAGTCGAGCGCCCGGACCCAGCGCCGCTCCGTCCAGTGCTCCCGCATCAGGACCAGCACGGTCCGCAGGACGTCGACGGTCCCCGACTCGATGCCGGCCTGCGTCGGCTGTAGCTGCGATGCGTCCGACTGCTTGAGCGCGTCGACGTGCTTCGCCGAGTTGACGCCCCGGGCGGTCTGGCCGAGCGATGCCGAATGAACCCCGGCGACGTTCAGCATGTCGGCCCGGATCCGCTGCAGGTCGGCGTAGGCTTCCGGCGGTAGCGTGGTCCCCTGCATGTACTGCGGGGCTCCGTGCGCCGAGTTGTACCGGACGACCTTGCTCGCTCCGATCTTGAACGCGTTGCCCGGCACGGCCGACCCGGCGGGGACCAGAATGTACGGGTCCGCGTAATGCTCGATGGCGTCGATGATCTGCTGGTTCTTTTTGTTGTACAGAATCTGCAGGTCGACGAGGTCTTCGACCAGCCCCTTTCCGTACAGGACGCCGGGAATCCGCAGGAAGACGAAGAGCTTGACCGGCGTCGTCGCCGTGTCCCATTCGTCGTGATCGAGGACGTGGTCGGTCAGGCGGACCTCATGCGTCCCGTCGTCGTAGTAGACATCGAAGACCTCGACGACGTTGTCCCGGACTGTCTCGTCCTCGAGGATGCTGTCGCGGCTCTTCACTTCCGGCGTGTCGTCGATATCCTTCGCCGACTTCGGCCAGTCGTCTTTGAGCTGGTCCCGGTCGGCCAGGCGTCGGACTGCGATGAACGACGACTGCGTCTGATCCGTCGCCCCCTTCTGGAAGAAGAGGTCGTATGGGTTGACGAGCTCCGTGTGGATCGCCCCGTCCTCCGGGTCGTACACGGTATGGAGCGCAGCGTTCCCGCAGGACACCAGCCACTCGATCATCTCCTGATAGGTCCCTTTCAGGTTCTCCGTGGCCCAGTAGTAGCGCACGGCCTCGAGCGAAGACCGAGCCTTGAGAATGTCCTCGGACGAAGGCGACGCCGGCAGGACCGACGGGCTCGGGTATTCGACCGCAAGCGTCGACACGATGGCCCGATATAGCGGGGTGATCTGGTCGTCCCGATAACGACGGTCGTCCGTGTCGAGAACCCGAAGCCGACCCTGCGAGCGGTCGTAGCTGACGTATTGCTGACCCTGCAGAAACAGCCTCGCCAAGTCCCAGACAAGCTCCGTCCGACTGCGGGCCGACTTGCTGTCGTCGATCTCCTGGGCGAAGGTCTCGGAGAGACGGTGCACTATTTCAGATCCGATTCGACGGACAGCCTAGCGAGCAGCTCGTCGATGCCGGCCATCCCTCGGGCGCCACGTTCGACGCCCATCGCGGCCTGACCCGGAGACACGGCCTCGGGGGCGACGACGCCCGCGGCGGCGGTCCCGAGGCCTCCCCCGATGGCTCCGCCCGCCGATGCTCCCGCTGCCACGCCGGCGGGGTTACCCCAGGTGGCGATGGCCCCGATCAACGCGCCGAGCAGGGTCCCGCCGACCTGAATCCCCGACGCCAGCCCTGACGATTCCTCCTGCTGGCGTTTCAACTCTTCGGCTTCAAGCTGTTGCGCCGCCTGGCGACGGGCCTCGATGTTACGCCCGAAGGCTGCAGGGTTCGCCATCAGATGGCCTCCTCGAACAAGTCCGACACGGACTCGATGATACGCATGTCCGCCTGTCGCTCGGAGCGCGCCCGTGCGCCCAGCTCCTGACGGAAGGTGTGAAGATGCCGGGCGAAGACGACGACGAGCAGGAGGTCGACAACGGCTAGGCCGATCAGTCCGAGGATCTGAAAGGCGATGACCATTGAGCGACCTCCTGCCCGCGTCAGTTCATCAGGTCCCGGCGACGGCCCCGTCGAAGTCCAGACCGACGATGGCGCCGGCGAAGTTCGGACCGTAGCAGCCCAGGTTGAAGTACTGCTTCCAGACCCGCTCGACGGCGTCGGTCCCCTGGAAGTTGTACACGTCCCCGTCCCAGTCGCCGCCCCGCATCATATAGGTCGACCACGTGTCGTCCTGCACGAAGAAGATGCCGCCGCGAGCGCAGTCGACGTCCTCCTCGAACGGGATCCCGCCGTAGCTGAACCCGCCCGGCATGATGCCGCCGTCCACCTTGAGACCGCCGCCGCCGCCCACGTTGAGCTGCATCGTCGTCGCGCCCTGGAAGAGGGTCGAGATCTCGGCGCGGGCCGTGGGATGGAAGAACGCCCGGGTCGGACGCCCCTCGTTCCGGGTCCGCACGGAGATCCGGTCGAGCAACTGCTGCACCCGCTGCAGGTTGATGTCCCCGCGGTCGTGAGCGCCGGCGGTCGCCAGGCTCAGGACGTTGGACTGCAGCAGCGCCGTACCGGCCGCCGTGGTTCGGTTGGCCCCGAAGTGGATCGGAGCGCCCATGTTCTCGTAGATCCCGGTCATCTGGTTCTCGAGGCCGAGACCGGCGTTCGTGCAGCGCAACGCGTGAGCGAAGCCAGGCACGCCGGCGGCGGCGGTATCGAGCGCCTGGACGACCGTGACACGGGAACCCGTGACGTCGGAGGCCGACAGGGTGACAGCGCCGACCGTGGCGTAAGTCGCCATATTGACGACGTCGACCGTGATGGGACCGCCATTGGCGACGATCAGGTCGGCGACCTTCTGGGCGTCCCCCGTGAACTCCCAGAGACGGCCGGCGAGCTTCGCCTCGTGCTCGTTGATGAACCCGAGGGTACGGTTACCAGACCACGTGAAGCGGTTGAGCGAGGACGTAACACCCGCGACGAGGCGCTCCATCGAGAACTGAACGGCGTTCTCGAGCTGGCTGTTGCCTTCGCCGGCGGCGTCGATGGTCGGGCCCGTGATGCGGAAACGACCGGCGAAGAAGCGGTACGGGATCGTGAGCTGCAGGGGATCGCCGCCTGCTGCCGCGGCCAAGTTCCCGCCGTCCGTGATCCAGCCGTGACCCGTGTCGTCGGCGACGATGACGGGCTGCAGGACCTGCTTCCCGCCGCCAGTCAGGGGCGACTTCTCGGCCCAGGACAGGGCGCGGGTCTTCGTCCCGATGATGTTCTGTAGTGGTGCGCGGAGATCGTCGAGGATCGCCTGCAAGGTCGTAAGAGAATGAGGCATCGTCCAGTATCCTTATCGGGCGGCTGATGCCCGGCGGCGCTCGAACAGCTCCCGCACGGACTTCGCTCCCGAGTATTTGTCTGCGTTGGTTTTAGACGGCTGACCTCCCCCGGACGACTTCCCCTTCGGTCGTCGAGCGGCGGCGGCGTCGTCTGCGGGTTCGTCCTTGGCCTGGCCGGGTTCCCGGGATTTGATCTGCTTGTCGATCCAAGCGTCGTACTGCTCGGCGACGTCGAACAGATCGACCGACTCGTCAGTCTGGACAGCACGCAGCAGCAGTTCGGCCGGGACCGACGGATGCTCCTTGCGTACCTCGGCGAGTTCCGAGCGCAGACGAACGGTCTCCGCTTGGACTTCCATCCGATACAGACGGTCCCGGACCTCGGCGACGTTCGGATCGACATCGTCGTCCGACTTGGCCACCTTCGGCGCGGGCTCGTCCTTGTCCAGAAGACCGTCTAGCCAGTCTCCCTTCTTCCCGTCCTTCCTGGCGACCGCCTCCTCGACCTTCGCCTTGAGCGCGTCGAACTGCTCCTGCAGCCCTGCGTTCTTGGCCTCGGAATCCTTGAGGGCGGCGATCTTCTTTCGGAGACGGCGTTGCAGTCGGCTCGACCCCTTGGGCTCACTGTCGCCATCGTCAGCCTGGGCGGTCTCCGTTCCGTCCGCCTCGACCTCGGGGGCCTGGGCTTCGGGTTCCTCGGCGGCGGCTTCGACCTCGGGGGTCTCGACCGGCGCTTCGGCGGGGGCGCTGTCAGGTTCCGAGCCTGACGCAACTTCGGCGGGTTCCGCCTGGGTTGCCCTACGTTCGGCGAACGCTTCTGCGACTGTAGTGATCTCCGACATTCTCGTCTCCTGATGGGGCTCGGCCTGGACGGCCCGCGGGTAACGCCCGCTAAACGTGCCTCGCCGGCCATTGTGGGAGACGTTGCGTCATTTGTCTAGTGGACCCCCCGTCAGGACGACAGGATGGCGGACATCGTCGCTCCGCCGTCGCTATGTCGATCGGGGTCGTCGGCGAACGCAAGCGAAGGGTCGAAGAGCTGGCCCGTCGCCATCTCCCATTTGATGCGCTCGAGGGCGTTGACCGGGCGATGGCCCATTCGCATGTCGATCTGATGGACCTCGGCGGACTGCTCGGCGGCGATAAGCGCCAGGCCCGCGGCGACGATCATGTCCGAGTGCGCCCCGCCCTGATGGTCCGGTCGGCCCGTCTTATCCCAGACGAAGGTGTTGATCTCGTTCTTGAGCCGGGGGTCGATGGGCTCGAGGCGCCCGAGATTGATCGCCGACTGCAGCGACGACAGCATCGCAGGACGAGACCGCTCCGACGCGTCCCAGCCGAGACGCTCCTGCGCCTCTTGCCCGACCTTTCCCTGCACGGTCGTCCGGTACAGGTACGGATAGCCCGAGTGCTTGAAGCGTTGAACGACGGCTAGACCGATCCCCGTCCGCTCGATGGCGACGTATGCCTTGTAACGGTCGGCCAGCTCGAGCGCAGCGTCGGCGAAGGGCTCGACGTTCATCCGAATGTAAAGCGAAGCGACCTCGACGGGCTTGTCCCGGTCCGACACGTCGACGACGTAGCAGGCCGAGAAGTCCCCGCCCGGAACCCCGCCCGCCGTGTCGACGCCCATCGCATAAGTCCGGTACGGCTTCGGCTCGTCCGTGATGACCAGCCCCTCGACGGGCTCATGGCCGAGCGCCTCGTCGTAGCGACGGGAGAAGAAGGGCTTGCCCGACAGGATGAACGCAAGCGATGCCTCCGTCGGGAACTCCTGATCGAAGTTGTCAGGCGACCCGCCCAGCTTGATGAACTGGACCCGGGCGTAGGCGAGCTGCTCGTCCGTGATCCCCGGACATCGGTCCCGCAGCTCCGACTCCCATAGCGCCAGGCCCGGCTCCGTGAAGGGCTCGACGTATTCCGGCGAGGACTTCGACGTGCGGGCGGTCGAGTCGGCCAGCCATGAGACAAAATGCTTCTTGAAGTAG